GCGGCGGAGTTGCTCGGTCAGCGGATCGTTATTGCGCATCGCGCAGGCCCTCCAGTACGGCAGCATCGAATCGGAACACGGGCAGGCGCCCGTCGGTATCGCAGCTGCCTTGCCGCGCGGTGAAGCCCTTGCAGTGGTACCCATCGGCGCCCTGCTGCCGGAACTGGCAAGCCCAGCACCGGCCGTGCCTGCGGAGCTGCAGGCGGTACCGCTTTCGCAGCCGCAGGTTGCTGATCGCCTCGCTGTCGGTCATGCAGCCAGGCCATCCAGCAGCGAGGGCGCCGCGGCCACCGGTTCGATCGCCACCTCCAGGCGCGCGCCGCGCTCGTCTGGCTCCATCCGCTCCAGGACGATCCGCCGCAGCTGCTTGTCGTCTGCCCAGACAACGCCGTTCAGGGCATCGGACAGCACCTTCTCGCAGTTGCCGAGGTCAATGCACTGGACCGTGTCATCCCAGCCACCAGGATCGCGACGCGCACGCTTTGCCCAGTCCTGTGGCCGATTGGGGAACAGGCGGACCAGCAACGCCATACGGCCCGGGAGCGGCGCGTAGATGCCCGCTGTCGCGGCGATCAACCGCACGTCGCGCTTGTAACGCTCTGCCTCGGGCGTCACATAGGTCATCGCGGTCGAAAACTTGGCACCCTTCCGTTTGATCACTCGGGTCGCCCAGTAGCGGTTTGCGCTGATGGGGTATGGCAGGGTCAGGTTGATGCTCATCGTGCCCTCCGGCGCGCGGCCGCGTTCTCGCTGTCCTGCGCCAGCCAGCCGAGTTCGTGCTGCTCGTGCAGGTCGCGGACCAGCTTGGTGCTGCCCTGGTACGGGTTGGCGCTGCGCGGCTTACCGCCGCGGCGGGCTGCCCTGCCCTGTTCGTGGGCGGTCGCGTATCGCTTTTCGTCGTTCATGCTGCTGCGTCCTTCGGTGCTGACTGCTGGAGTAGTTGGTCCTGATAGGCCTGCCATGCCTCGGTGCCGCGGCCGAGGCCGGGCAACGCGTCGAGCGTCCACATGCGGAACTCGCGCGCCTGCTCCTGGAAGCTGGGCCCGAACAGGGCATACATGGCCCGCTCGTTCTTGCCGGGCAACGGGATGCCCTGGTGGTGCCAGTCGCCCATTGCGACCACGGCGTGCTCCCCGATCTGCTTCTGGCCATGCAGGTCGCCGACGTTGCGGTGATGGATCCGGACCGGGCCGCAGCCGATGCCGCGCTGCAGGCCGGCGGCGTGCCGCCAGCGACAGACCACGCAGCCGAGTGCGCGAGCAGCGTCCTGGTATGCCTGCTCTGCCTTGGTGGCGGCCTTGATAGCGCGGCGCATCAGCGGCGGACCTTTTTGGATCGCTTGGCTACCGCGCGCAACCTGCGCGCATGCGCGTACTTGCCTGTCGCCTTGGCCGGCCAGAAATCTTGGCTCGAAGTAGCTGAAGCGATGACGATGGCAAGCAGAGATCGGTCGACAGGGATCATGCTGCCTCCTGCCGGCGTGCCATGGCCTCAGCCAGCACTTGTGCATAGGCTTCCGGATGCTGCTGATCGAATGCCGGGATCGCGCCGCGCGCCCACTTGCCGTCGCCGAGCTGCTGCAGCCAGCCGTCCGAAGCGCAGAAGCGTCGCGGGTCTATTCCGTGGGCACGGACGCCCTTGGCAGTGGTGAAGCCATCGACCTCGATGTCGGCCAACACCTTCATGGCGCCGATTTTCCATGGTGTGAGGCGGATGGGTGCGGGCACACCAGCGGCGACCAGCGGCACGATCTCGGGCAGCTCACACCGCTGCTCCGGATTCCAGTCGAACCAGGCAGGCGGGCCCCACTCCCGCAACGCTCCGCCCTCCGTGTCCCACGGGGCGCTGCTGCGCAGATCCTGCCGGTGTACTTCCCGCTGGATCTGCTCGCCGGGCTGTGGATTCCAACGGCCGGTGCAACTGTCCGGCACCAGGACCAGCACGCCCAGCGCGTCGAGCAGGCGCGCGATGCCATAGTTCGCCTCGGTGGTGCACGGCACCAGCACGGCGCGGAAGTCCGGCCCCCGGCCGCCAGCGCCGCCCCACCGATGCGGCAGGATCTGGTCGGCCACCTTTGCGTTGAGCTGCAACTTCGCCTCGATACCCAGTTGGTGACCGGTCGCTTCCCACACGGCGAGGATGTCGAAGCCTGCCGTTTCCGGGTAGATCACCCAGCCACCAGTCGAGGTGAGGCATTCGATCAGCCGCGCGCACAGCGCGGCCTCTGTCGGATACAGCGCCTTGATCTCTGCGGCCTTCATGCTCCCTCCCGGGGCTTCTGGATGATCAGCTCCACGGCCTCGCGGCTCTCTGCGGCCAAGCCGCCGAACACCTCCCGGCGCAGCCAACCAATCCAGCCGCCGTCGCCGGTACCGCCGTCCCACAGTTCGTTCCACCGCCCCTCGTCCATGTCGGCGAAGTTCAGCGATTCGGCCTCGGTGCGTGTGAGCTTCCCGATGCCGGGCAGGTCGTAGTCGACGGCCTCGCAGCCGATGCCGGACTCTTCCTGCAGCTTCTTCAGCGCGTCGTGTTGGGACAGGCCGGTGAACGCCTCGACGTTGTCGGCCAGCCAGCCGGCCAAGACGTGGGCCTTGCGGTAGAACTTCGGGTTCCGGTCCTGGCGCAGCGTCGCGCGCAGCAGTCGGCCCGTGCCGAACTTGCGCTCGCGCAAGGACCGCTGGTCCACCGGATGTGCCGGCACCAGCGCGCCGATCATCTCGCCGGTATCGGGGTCCACCAGCTTGCGCACCTCCAGGTTCACGTCCCGGGTGCGCAGCTTCTTCTTGGCCTTGGCCAGCGCGGAGGTGTTCATGCTGGCTCTCCTGCCTTGGGAAGGAAGTCGGCGAGGCTGGGGCCCTTCTTGCGGGACGCTGCACCCACTGCCGGCTCGTTTGTCGGGGTCTGCTTCGGCTGCCACCACTCCGGCAGGGTTGCGAACCGGAAGTACTCCGGCTGGTACTGCATCCTGGCCATGCCAGGAGCACCGTCGCGCTGGATGGCCACGATCAGTTCGGCAGTGCCTTCCCACCGGCTGTCCTTGTGGTAGACCTCATCGCGGTAGATGAAGATCACGGCGTCAGCGTCTTGCTCGATCGAGCCGGAGTCACGCAGGTCCGCCACGATGGGCCGCTTGTCCCCTGGGCGCTTCTCCACGTCGCGGTTGAGCTGGCTTAGCAACAACACCGCGATGTCCAGCTCGCTTGCCATCAGCTTCAGGGCGCGCGTGATATCACCGATGCCTGAGGCGCGGTTGTCGCCCGACACATGCATCAGCTGCAGGTAGTCGATGACTACCAACGCCAGCTTCGGATCCTGCGCCTTCATGCGGCGCACCTGTGCGCAGACGTGCTGCACCTTGGCGACGCGCGGCCGGCTGATTCGTATCGGGGCCTCGCCGATTCGGCGCGTCCATTCGGTTACTTTCTGCCAGTCGACCTCGTCCAGGTTGCCGCTGCGCAGCTTGGTGCCGCTGATCCCGGCCTGATTGCACAGCATCCGCTTGCCCAGTTCCTCCGGCTTCATTTCGAAGCTGAAGAAGGCGACCGGCCGCTGCAGGCGAAGCGCCACGTGCTCGGAAATGTTCTGCGCCAGCGTGGTTTTGCCCATCTTGGGCCGCGCAGCCAGGACATAGAGGCGGCCAGGCTGCAGCCCATCCAGAATCAGGTCCAGGTCCCACATCCCGACCGCAAGTCCGGTGATCCCATTGGGCGTGGTGGACGCGCGGCTGATCTGATCGAACACCCGGGCCATCACCGGCGCCACTGGCTCCAGGTCGCATGGTTCGTTGTCCAGCAGGCCACCGATACGGCTTTGCGCCTGCCCCACCAGGTCCAGGGCGGTCCTGTCCTCCGGGTTGTAGGCTGCATCGATCAGGTCGTGCCCGGCGTCGATGAGCGTGCGCAGCTTTGCCTTCTCGGCAACGATCTCGGCATAGGCGACGATGTTCGCAGCCGACGGCGTAGTGGCGCTCAGCTCGATCAGGTAGGCGCCATCGCGCACCTGGTCGACCTTCCCGCGCGATTCGAACCACTCGCCCAGGGTCACCGCGTCGAACTCGGCCGGGCGGATCGCGGCCATGGCCTGCCAGATCAACCGGTGCTCGTGCCGGTAAAAGCTGTCTGCGCTCAGTAGGGCTGCCACATCGTCCCAAGCCTGGTGGCGCAGCATCAAGCCGCCCAGCACAGCCTGTTCGGCTTCAACGCTGTGCGGCGGCAGGCGCAGTGCCTGCTGATCGCCGTACAGGCTGGCCAGGCGGTGCGCTTCGTCACGAAGCCCGCTCATGCCGCGGCCTCCGACGCTGCGCGGTCAGCCAGCTTCGCGATGACCGTCTCCCGCAGTAGGTACTCGAAGTCGGGCTTCCAGTTTTCATGACCAGGGCCGCCTGGCAGCCGGCCGGCGTGGAAGTCGTCTGCAGCGGCCGAGCCGAAATAGGCCTGCCAGAACTGCGGAGTGACACGCTCGCTGCCGAACATCGTCTGGCACAGCTGGCGAACCGTCGGCAGCGCCTTCTCGACCGCCTTGATGCGCGGTTTGTTCATGACGGTGCAGGCGGGCAGTTCCCCGTGGGGCTTGGCCAGGATGGCGTTGTAGGCGACCTGCGCTTCCACGGCAATCTGCCGGACGCGGTCTGCCCGCTTCGCCTTGAGGTCAGCAGGTGGCGGCGGGTCGCCCGTCAGCGCCAGCTGCGGGGACGACTCCGAACGAAGTGAGGATTCTCTTTCCTGTTCCTGTTCCTGTTCCTGTTCCTGTTCCTGATTAGGCATAGCCTTCTTGAAAGCCTTTCCGGAAGGCTTTCCGAAAGCCTTATCGAATGCCTTTGTGAAAGCCTCTCCAAGCCCATAAACAAAGGCTCTCAGCGATTCCAGCGCTTCCCACTTAAGGGGGCATTCTGGAATCAGGTCGAACTCGGCGGCCCAGCTCAGCACCACGTTGGGCGACTCGGGGCGGTTATGGTTGATGGCCTTCGGAACCCATACGACCCGTGATTTGAAGTCGGCCTTAACCATGCCTTCCCGGAAGGCTTCCCCGAAGGCTTTGTCGAAGGCTTCAACATCCCAATCCAATTCCTCAGCCATGGCGGCGCGCCCAGCTCGGAACAGACCAGGGATCGGCCCGGTATGGGGGCCAGTGATCAGGAAGAGCCAAAGGCCCTGACCGCATGGCGGCATGGGGCTCAGGCGACGGAACTTCTCGTCGCCCCAAGTGCGCACTTCTACCTTGCGGTAGCGACCTTTGGCTTGGCGCACGTCTGAATCAGCCATAGCAAGACCCTCCGGTATGATCTTGGGACACCCGCCCAAGGAGGAATGACATGGCTGAGACGACCACGCAGATGCTCACCCGCATGACGGAAGTCACCGAGGAGAGGAAGGGAGACAAGGTGAACGAGTTGCTCGGCAAGGGTTGGCGGCTGCTAGCAGTCCACCAAGTGGAGATGCGTGACGGCAGCGATTCGTGGATCGAGACGAAGTACGTTTTGGGGTATCCCAACCAGGGCCCGCTGAGCGCGTTCGGCGACTGATTCATTACGCCTCTCCCAGAACCAGCAGGCAGCCGGCGATATGCCAGAGCTGCCTGACGGCCCACATGGCCTTGGCCGTGGCGTTCATGCCCCACCCCGCTCCGCCGCAGCGTCAGCGTGCTGCCCGACCTGCACAATCGCGGCCTGGACCAGCGCACAGGCCCGGCCGATCTCGTCCGCCTCGTTGGGGCTGATCTGGCCGTCGGCCAGGGCATCAGCGATCAGCTGCGACAGATCGCCCTTGGCATGCGCTGCCGCCAGCAGTGCACCGATCATCGAACCCGACTGCGGCGCCTCCACCCGCTGCACTATGAAGCCGTGGTCTGCCGCCAGGGCGTGCAGGATGCGGAAGTCACCGGACTTGCCCATCAGCTCGTTTGCTTCCTGCAGACTCAGCAGGTTCCGGTCGTTGTTCGGGTTGACCTTGCCGCGCAGGGTGGCGGCCGACATCCCGTTGGACATGCGGGGCGCGAGGGACTCGCTGCCGCCGGGGTATTCGTGGACGGTGTCGTAAGCGGCATCGGAGACATTCATGGGCGGACTTCTCGATTGGAGACGCCTGGGCGTCGGCGGCGCACGATGGGCGCCATGGAAACGATCAACTCACGGAAGAAAGGCGCCCCGCCCCAGCCATCGGCCCGCGGTCACCACACGCACGGGAAGGCTGGAGAGGGGCATGGAGCGGGTTCATGCGGCGGCGCTAGCCGGGTTGGCGTCGTTGGCCGGCATGGGGCCGAACACGTCTGGCCTCAACGCGTGCCGAGAGACGCCGCTGGCCGCCTCGACCGCCAGAACATGCTCTGCCGGGACCTTCCCTCGCTTGCGCCAGTTGCTGACGACGTTCTGTGCAACACCGATGGAGGCGGCCAGCTTTCCAACGCCACCCGCCGCTTCGACTGCTTGGGTTAATGTGCTCATGGGCGCCACTATCACATATCGTGATTCCCCAATCAACACGTTTCGTGTTAGACGACCATCACAACACGTGAAGAATGGCCGCATGGCCTTCTCCGACAACCTCAAACGTCTCCGTCTGTCCCGTGGATTGACCCAGGAGCAGCTCGCCCTCGCGTGCGGCTGGTCTGGCCAGAGCCGCGTTGCCAACTACGAGTCCTCGGCCCCGAACGCCAGGGAGCCGAAGCTCTCAGAGGTTCCGCTGATTGCAACCGCTCTGGGGGTGTCCGTCTCTGAGTTGTTCGACGGGTCGCCGACCTCGTCTCAGGAAGCGCGACCGGACTTTGAAAGGATGGCCGCAACGGTCACGGTGCTTCGGACGTATCTGGAGCTAATGGGGAAACCACTAGCGATGGTTGAGGATCCGCTGCTGCTGGAGATCGCACACGAAGTGGTCATGGAGTTTGGCGGAACTGAACCCGCTAAAAACGTCCTTGACCTCACAAAGGTGCTAGCCGACAGGATGAGGAGGGACGAAGGTGAGCAGCGATCGGTTCGGAGAATTGGCAAGGCGGCTGGCGGCTAGGACCGCTGAAATTGAGTCAAAAGCACTCGGAAATCCCGGCTTGAAAGTAGTAAAGCCCCATCCCCTACCGAGGATGGACCACATCACAAGGGAGTCCCATTGCAGGATGATTAGGCATCTTCGTCGGCGGTGGGGATTCCCTATGCAACTCGTCATTGACCAAGCAACTTTTGGTCTCTCGGGATTCGAGGACCTAGATGACGATGGCCTGATCCAGCTCCACCGCGACCTTGAGCGGGCTCAGGACTGCATGCGCGACGGCATAAGCTTTGAAGATGCCGGGTTGCTACGTGAGCAGTTCGGGTAGTAGTGACAAAGCAGGAAGATTTTTAACCAGATAAGGGAGGACAGGGGGAATGAGGAAGCTACTATTTCCAGTGCTCGTGATCGGCAGCCTTACCGGCTGCGCCACCACGGGGCAGAACGCAGCTGGGCTAAAGCAGGAGTTCCAAGCCGGAATTCAGCAGTGTGACGGGAAGGAGGCGTGTGACGCGGCTTGGGAGGCCGCACAGGTTTGGGTTGCCCAGAACAGTCGTCTGAAAATTCAGACCGCCACCAACGTTCTCATCGAAACGTATGGCGGTGGGCAGTACGATCCAACCTTGTCGATGCGCGTGCTGAAGGAGCCCAGCGGCAACGGGAAGTACCGGATCGTATTTAGCGGCGGATGCAACAACATGTTCGGCTGCCAGCCAAACGTTTTTGAAGCAGGTGTTCGGTTCAACCAGGTGATCAAAGCCTCGCTGGACGAGACAAGCCAACCCAAGCTCTAGAGACACCTCAAGCGCTGAACTAGCCCCGCCCTGCGGGGCTTTTTCTTGGCCGAGCGAAACTTCATCACAAATTGTGTTGACAACGCACATCACGACGTGTGATGCTCATTCCGTCGCCCCAGTTAGGCATCCGCCACGGGGCAATGGAGACCGTCATGGACCAGCCCGTCAGCAAAACCCAGCCCTCGGCCCATCCGGCCGAAGAGATCCGCGAGCAGCGGAACATCGCCATCATCCTGCGCACACACCTGCTGAATCAGGGGCTGGACATGCCGGGCTGCGAAACCGCCTACATGGCCGCCTACTGGGCGACCCGCGACTGCCAAACCGCGTGGGAAGCCGCCCGCCGCCACCAGTTGGTGATGCTGGGCGACGCCATGGACCTCGTGCCCACCGGCCGCGACGCGCGCAGTGATCGCTCAGGCATCAGCTCGCTGGAGCTGCAGCGCCGCCGCGACGCGCGCCAGGAACTGATCGACCGCGTGCGTGGTTTGGCCAACCCCTTCGCTGTCACCTCGCAGGCTGACGGCGACCAGATCCAACTCGGCAACGTGGACCTGGAGCGCGCGGCATGAGCGCCCACTTCAACCCCTTCCTGGGCCTCCTGGGCGGATTCCTTTCCGCTCGCCTGGAGCCGATGACCAACGCAGGCCGATACCTGCAGCAACTGGAAATCGGCGACAGCCGGTTCACCTGCGCAGACGAAGCCGTGAGCGACGAACTGTCCGCCGGCCTGCGCCGCATCCAGATCACCAGCGCCAAGGAGCAGCCATGAGCGCCGTCATCCTGTCCTTCACCCCATCCGTTCGCTGCCAGCGCGCTGCTGGCGCGTTCGCGGCAGTCAACATCATCGCCCGCCGCATGGGCTACGCCGACCACCTCGCCTACCGTGCCGCGCGCCTGGCTCGGGACGAGGTCATCGCAGGCAAGAAGAGCGCCGCGCGCGCCGTGGCGGACATGAAGGCAGACCTGAGCCTAGCCGCTCGCGAAGAGCCGCGGCTGGCATGAGCGAGTTCATGACTGGCATGTGCCTCGGCGCTGCTATCGGCCTGATCGCCGCCGTCGCCGCTCTCTTCCTCAGCGATCTGGTCTGGCCAACCTTCCCCTCTTCCCACAAGGACCTGTGATGCGCCGTTTCCAACCTCTCTTCTGGTGCTCGGTGCTGCTGGGAGCATGCGCGGCTCTGATCGCCGCCTGTGCTGAGCACAGGGGTCTCGCCGCCGCGTCGTTCGTCGTGCTGGTGGCCCTGTTCGTCGGCGCCTGGCTGGCTGCCGAGTGCCGCTACCTGCTGACGGTGCTGCAGCGTGCCCGCCGCATCCGGCAGATCCGCGCCGCGCGCGCGCCGGCCGCCGTCTGCACCGACGACATCCACTGATCCCCAACCCCGCCGGCGGTGGCCGGCCCCATAGCTGAGGTCCACATGCCTGCTTTCGAGTTGAAGGAACACCCCGCCAGCATCGCCAACGTCAACAACCGCATCCAGCGACACGGCGAAGAGCGGCAGCTGGCCGCCGACATCAAGTTCAACCTGAGCGCGCCCAATAACATCCTGGACGCGTTCGATCCCTCCCTGCGAAAGGACCTGTTCCGGAAGCCCGGCAGAGGCGAGCAGCAGTCCCTGCCGCAGATCGGCGAAGCCCTGACGGAGGTGAAGCACACCTGCCTGGAGCCGCTGAAGCTCAACCACGAGTTCACCGGGTACGAGCTGCAGATCGACGGCCACCTGGATGGCACCGAGCCGATCGTGCTGGTGGACGTGAAGCTGAAGAAGTTCGTGGCCACTCCGCGCGAAGGCGGCAGCGTCGACCTGTCCTTCACCGCCTCTGCCGAGATCGACAGTTCCGAAGCGGCCGAGCTGACCGAAGCG